GTTTAAGCTAATTTCATCACCAATGATAAAGATGTGTACATCATCACCATATCTAATATTATTACTTGTTTATTCATTAGCCTTCTAACTATCATTTACTAGTAAATAATAGACCTCAAGACATCTATATTATTAAGAGGTTTTGTTAGTTAGTTGCTATGGTGGGAATCGAACCCACAAATATATTCTTTATATCATATAATTATAGTTATATAATATGATTACTATAATAATCAATATATTACCACCTAGTTCATAGCCAATTCTGAGGATTAGGATTATCACCTCTGTGTCATCGACCGCTCATCACGATGTCATATTAATGTTTATTCAAACCAATACATTGGTATCTCCTTTATTTGTTTTTATAGTGTTTCCCGTTCACTTTATTGACAACTTTTAAAACTTTTGCATACTTGGGTAACAAGGTGTATGCAGACCCCGTGGCTTACATCCTACTTTGGTAGAACATAAATGTGTCCATTGTTACATTTCCACGTGCCATTAACTAAACGCAAATGCTTAGTTACTAACTTCTTTAACTTGAAGTTGTAAGTAATCACTTGTGCTGTAGTATTATTACTACCATAGCTAATAACAGTGGAAACATTAAACTTTTTCATTTAAATATCTCCTTAGTTTTAGTTTACTATTATATTAGAGATATAAGCCTAAATTTTATTATAACATCAACAGTTATGTATTACTTATATTAAAAAAAGAATAAGAGCACGCATAATACACGCACTCTTATTCTTTTAGTTCTACTACTTATTCTTGCTAGCAAGATAGCTAGATAAGGCGTCCTTAGTATCACGTGCCTCTTGAATAGCGATAGATGGTGTTGCCATCATACCAAGCTGAATAGCCTCTTGTTGGTCAACGGTTCTAGATGAATCAGTTGCATTCCAACCCTCAGGCAACAACGGCTGAATAATAGCTGTAGTTAGCTTATTATCAGCAACTAGCTTCCAAGGTATAAACAGCGTAACAGATGTTACTTTGCCATCAGCATCTTTATTTTCATGGCATTTAAGCATAGTAGATGAGATGCTATAAGTATCTAGCAAAGTGTTATAAAATAAATCGAATATATTCATTGATATTCCTTTCTAATTTAATTGTTATAATATCAATGATAACAGTGGTTGCAATCTTCCTTGAAGATTGCGATGCCCACGCAGAAAATTCAACGAAGAGCGAGGGGTATAGCCCGAATTTTCAAGGGGGCACTAGAGGTGTATATCCCTCACACTCATTCTCAACCTATTTTTTTAAAAACCACTTTTTTTCGCGTATTTCAAGAAAAAGCTTGGAAAATATATTTTTTGGGTTATTTTTTATATATAGAGGTATATATATAGGTATATATAGAGAGGTATAGTAGGTGTAAGCTCTAATGTAGATTTAAAAGACAAATAAATACTTGTGCTATATAGGTATCTATAGTTAAATTATAGCTGTAATATAGCATAAATTAAGCTAAATAAGGGGATATATGAGCTGGGCAAAAGGTTTAGGTTTTTTTAAGAACTTAGGTAATGTATTTGGAGGTATAGGGCAAGGTGCTGGAGGCTTTATGGGTAACTTTGGTACTGGTAAAGGATTCTTGTCTTCTATTGGACAAGGTGGAGGTAATTTCTTAGGTAAGTTTGGCACAGGACAAGGGCTTTTAGGTACAATGGGTCAAGGAGGTGGTAACTTTCTAGGTAAATTTGGAACTGGGCAAGGAGCTTTAAGTAATGTATTTACTCCTAAGTTAATAACAGACCCTAATCAGTTCATGTCTAATGTAAATTTAGACCCTATATCGCAGGGTGTATCTAATTATGATGCTCGTTTTACAGGAGATTCCTCTACATCTGCAGTAGATGATTATAATTCCAGATTTGTAAGTCCTGTTGTTAATGATGACCCTGTTTCACAAGGAGTCTCTAACTATGAAAGTCAGTTTGTACAACCAGTAACGTCTGACCCAGTAGTTGATACGCCAAATACTACTAATGTTACGCCGACTAACCCCATATCACAAGGGGTACAGAATTATGAATCTCAATTTGTACAACCAGTCACAGATACTTCTACAGATAGTGCTCCTGTAGACCCTGTAACTGGAGCTGTAGACGCTTATAATGACAGATTTGAAGCTAGTAGTAGCATGAATGATGATTCTGCAGGTATTGTAGACTCCACAGAGGAATATAACCCTATAGCTAGTGGAGTTACTGATTATGAGCAAAGATTTGATGATTTATCTAGTGCATCAGATAAACTTAGTGCAGCTGATGAGACTACTGTTCCTATGGATATGTTAACAGACAATAGAGTTTCTGACTATAATGATAGATTTACAGAAGACCCTTCACTATCTCAAATAGATACAAATCAGTCTTATGACCCTAATAGTGCTGTAGATGCTTATAATGCTAGATTTGTAGATAACAATATAGCTGATGAAGACGATGATTTCTTTGCTGATGATGATTTGGCAGATTGGAATAACATGAGCCCTGACGAACAAGAAGCTCATATTAAGAAACAAAAAAGACGTTCTAGGTTAAAATTTGGAGCAGGAATGCTCGGAAAAGGCTTATTAGGAGCTTTAGTAGCAGGAGGAGCAGAAGGAGCTCTGCCTGCTATGTTAACTCATTTTAGAGGTGGAAATATGGAAGATATTCTTCCTCAAGAAGGTGATGTAACAGATATAGTGGGAGATATAAGTAGAGGTTCTGGAAAAGGAAACTACTCTATTGGAGGTAGAGATTATAATTTTGTTGATGTTACAGGGGCTAATAACCCTTATATGAGATGGGACGATACTCCCATAAGACAAGGATTAGCTGGATTTTATAATCCAGGAAAATAAGGAGAAATATGGCATTATTTGATGGATTAATAGGACAAGCATTTAATAAACTAAGACAATCGTTTGGAGGGCCTCATACTCAAGGAGAAGTATCAGACACTGCAATGGCAGATGCTTTATATGAACAATTGAAAGGTGATGAAAGATATGCTCCAAGCGAAGGTAAATTTAAAACTACTTATAGCAGAGGCGTTTATGGCTCTAATCCATGGGATGATGACCCCCAACAGCAACGGTACTTAGATGAAGAAGGCAATTACTTGCTTCCAGGGAGCTTTATTTCTCCTACAGGTGAAAACATCTGGAATCAGCATGATATATATGGAAATCAACAGACTTATGGAGAACAATATGACGTTGGAGATATAGTAAGTTTTAATACTCCTAATCACGATAAAGAGTTTTATCAAAATAAACTTATAGAAGATTCATTTGTTCCAGCTGCATTAGGAACAGATACTGTGTCAGATAGGTATCAAGGTAATTTCCCTGATACGCCGAATAATCAAGTTTTAACTGGTAGAGGCCCTGATGTATATCACAAATCACAACCACCTGAAGCTCCAGAATCATTTTTTGCAGGAAAAAATATAGATTTTCTAACTAGCCAGCTTGACAGAATGAATATACCTATGGAGGAAAGAGGCGATTATATGAAGAATATCTATGATTGGTCTCAACAAGTTAGAAATATAGAATCAGACAATAATCCTATGGCAGCCGCAGGTAGTACATCTGCTAAAGGCGTATATCAATTTACAGACGATTCAGTAACTACAGGTTTAAACAGAATGCGTAATATGGGATTTGACGAAGATTTTATACAGAATATAAGCTCTAATCCTCATGATTGGACAGATGAACAAGCAGATGCTATGTTTTTAGCAAATACATTTGCTCAAAGAGGCTCTGATAATATGCTTAATTTAATAGGCGGAGGAGATACTAAAGCAAGGCAAGATGCTTATTATAAATTCCATCACACAGCTCCAGACGAGGCTACTATAAACAGAGTAAACAAACTTATGCCTCATGCTAATCAAGCTGTAGATGATACTATGGATAGTTATAACAAAGTAGAGAATGCTTTTAATTATTAATGGCAAAAAGTTTGTTAGATATAGCAAGTGTAAATGATGTTAGCGATGAAGAACTCGCAGCTAATATGGATTCTCATGATGCTGGTATTTCGCCTAAAGAGCTTAAAAAAAGAATAATAGCTAGTAGACATCAAGAAGGTTATAATCAGCCTAAACCATTGCCTGCATGGCAAAAGTCTATAATTAAAAACATTAGGAATAATTGGAAAAAAGCAGGTTTAGAATAAATGTATACTATAGATATACACCATAAAGGGGATAAGAACCCTACGACATATAAAGTATTTGACAAAAAAGAAGCAGATGCTAAAGAAGTTTCATATAAATACTGGAGGGAAGCAGATGAAGGAGAATATGGGTTATCAGACGACAACTACGTGGCTAAAGTCATATCAAGAGCCAAATACAAATCTTCTAGCATTTATATTAGGTTTCCCTACGGTTATACTTTTTTTAATCCCAACTATAATAGCGTTAAACTTAATGCTGATGGTAGAAAAGCAAATAATACCATTTCTGGTAAGCCTTTATGGGAGGTTATCTCAAAAGGGCAAAAAATGAAAAATTTAGCCATGGTTTATGCACAAACTATGGATTACGATAAAGCAATAAATCACGTTCTAGATAATCCAACTGACAATCAAAAGGTTATGTGGAAGAGAAGAATGAAGAAGGAGAAGTTTCAAGATATGGTTAGAGATGAATTACAAAAGTTACTTCAAGAACACGGCCTTACAGAAGGTTATACATTAGACTTACTTGAAGAAACTATTAAAAAAGCCAAAGATAAAGGCGATATTACTAATTTAATGCGTGCTGTAGATAACCTGCAAGATATGCATGGAATGAAAGAAAAACATCTAGTTAAGACAGTAGAGCAAATAGAAGCTACTAGTAATACTAAGCTTATAGATGAGTTAAAAGAAACAGAAGATAAACTAGTAGCTACAAGAACTACAACTAAGGAGGAAGATTAATGAATCAGCCTAAAAAAGCTATAAACCCTGAATCAGGTCAAGATAGAAAATATAATACTAAAAATACTGATTATAAACCTGGTAAAAAGGACAGCAAGATTAATATAAGAGAAGTAACAAAAAGAACATTTAACGAAATGATGACAGGTAAAAAAATCTACTAAAATTGTGGATTACGAAGAAAAGTACGAACAGTTACAAGCTTTAAAAAAGCTTAAAAATAATATGGCTTTATTTGGAAAGTATTGCTTTCCTACTGCTTTAAAAAAAGCTACTCCTCCGTTTCATAATGAAGTTTATGCAAATTTATCAAATGATGAAACAAGAAGAGTATTAATTGCAGCTCCTAGAGGAACAGCTAAGTCTACAGTTACTACGCTTATATTTCCTTTATGGAAAGCTGCATTTAAAGCATCCGATGATGAGCTTTTTATTGTGATAGTGTCTGAATCTCAGGCACAGTCTATTAATTTCTTGTCAAGAATAAAGTACCATTTAACACACTCTGATAAATTTAGAGAAATATTTGGAGATTTAGGACCTAATACAGCTAAAAGATGGACTCATACAGATATAGTACTTGCTAATGGAGCAAGGATGATTGCTGTAGGTACTGGTCAAAGAGTTAGGGGTTTTATTGAAGGTGATACTCGTCCTAATTTAATTATAGTAGACGATTTTGAATCAGAGCTTAATGCATATACTCCAGAAGCTAGAGCAAAGAATAGAAAGTGGATGACAGAAGCTGTTATTCCTTCTTTGTCTGATGAAGGCAGAATAGCTATGATTGGGACTGTTATATCTGAAGATTGTTTTTTATGCTGGGCTAAACAATCATCTGCATGGGAAGTTTTATGGTATTCTATATGGGATGATGATGAAAAAAGTATCTGGCCTGAACGTTTTCCAAGAGAAAGGATATTGGCCATAAAGGAGGAATTTTCCTCCGTAGGGAATATTAATGGATTCTATCAAGAATACATGAATATAGCCCAATCTCCTGATGATGCACCTTTTCAACCAGCTTGGATTAAAATGCATAACTGGGAGTATAAGAAAATACAAGGACAAAATTGTTTAATAAAAAATGAAGGGCTTGAAAATGAAGAAATTAAACCTGTTGAATTGTATACTGGAGTGGACCCTGCAAGCTCTTTGTCTGCTAGGGCTGATTATTTTGTTATCGCCACTATTGCTATTGATAATGAAAATAATAAATATATAGTAGATATATATAGAAATAGAATATCTCCAGCAGAACAACCTAAAATAATTATAGATACTTTTAAAAAATATAGTCCAAGAAGAATTAAAGTAGAAACTGTAGGATATCAAGAAGCTTTAAGAACAGCTGTAAGAGAATTAATGAGAGAAGAAAGCCTATATATACCAGGGCTAGAAGCTGGTGTAAAACCAAGAAATAGTAAATCTGAAAGGTTGCTGTCTTTAGTACCTTTGTTTGCAAAAGGAACATTTTACTTTAGACCTGAAGACATAAAAGCCCAACAAGAGTTTTTATCGTATCCGAAAGGAAGAAATGACGATATAATGGATGCTATATGGACTGCTTTAGATGGAGCAAAACCATGTAGAAGAAAAGAATTTCAGCGTTTATCTGACGATGAATGGAAAAATCCAAAGAAAAACCTTGATTGGATGACTATGTAATTCGTAAATTAAGCATATGGCATATACAGAAAAAGACGATAAATCGTCACAAAACATTGTAGATGAGACTTTAGACATATTTGACAAATATTCTAGCAAGAGAGACCAGTGGGCTAATCAAGCAAAAGAAGATAAAGAATTTAGACTTGGTAAACAATGGACTGCTGAACAAAGAGAAGTCTTAAAATCAAGAGGACAAGCTCCTATTGTTATAAACAGAGTACACCCTGCAGTAGAATCAGCTAAAGCTTTACTTACTGCTAATAGACCTTCTTTTAGAGCTGCTCCTAGAGAAGATTCAGATAATAAAGTTGCACAAGTTATAAGTGCTTTATTGGCTTATATGTATGATATATCAGATGGAAGGTCTGTTATAAGGCAAGCTGTAGATGATTATTATGTTATGGGTGTAGGTTATATTCATGTATACCAAGACCCTATGATGGACATGGGTAAAGGTGAAGTATGCTTTCATGACATTGACCCATTAGATGTTTACGTTGACCCTAACAGTAGACATAAGCTTTTTGACGATGCTGAAAATATTATAATTTCTAGACTTTTTACAAAAGAACAGGCTAAAAAAATGTGGCCTATGTATTCTAAAGCTATTGATAATGCTGCAGATAACAGTGGAAGTCGTTTTGATTTTAATGCACCGTCTTCCGTACGCGAAGATGATGGAGAGGTGCAATTTCCAGAAGATGTAGGAAGAGTTAATAATCAAGATTATATAAGAGGATATGAAAGATATTATAAAGTAGATGTTACGGAGTATAGAACATTTGAACGATTTTCTGGTAAAGAAGAGTTATTAAGTGAAGATGAGTATCAACAGTATTCGCAAAGACCTGCTTGGATTATACAAGACCAGATAATAGCTGACCCTGACAAAGCTAGTAAATTGTATGAGCAATTAATAACTCAAAGAGAACAGCAAGTTGCAATGATAATACAAGAATTAATGTATAATGGCTATTCTGAAAAAGATGCTGATGTAATAGCAAATGATGAAGTAGCTGGAATAGATATGAAAGAAATAAATTTTGCAACTTTAATAAAGATGAAAGAAATATCTATTGTTAAAATTTCTACTAAAAAAGTTAAACAATGTGTTATAGTAGGAGATAAACATTTATATTCAAGGGTTTTACCTTTAGAGCAATATCCATTAGTTCCTGTTATGAATGTTCACACTAGAACTCCATATCCAGTTTCTGATGTAAGAATGATTAAAGGATTGCAAGAATATATAAATAAAACACGTTCTTTGATAATAGCACATGCTACTACTAGTACCAATACTAAAATATTAGTACCTGAAGGTAGTGTTGATATGAAAGATTTTGAAGAAAAATGGGCTCAGCCTGGAGTTGCTATACCTTACGACCCTACTGATGGAGCTCCTGTTCCAGTTCAGCCTACGCCTCTTCCTAATGAGTTGTATCAAAACGAATTGACTGCTAAAAATGATATAGACCATGCTTTAGGATTGTATGAAATGATGATGGGTAATTCTTCTGCTGCTCCTCAGACATATAAAGCTACTATATCTATTGATGAATTTGGACAAAGAAAAATGAAGTCTAAATTAGCAGACATAGAAGCTGCATTAACTAGAGTAGGTCAAGTAGCTATACCTTTAATGCAACAGTTATATAAAACTGAAAAGATATTTAGAGTTGTTCAGCCTAATAACTCTTTAAGCGAATATGTATTAAATAAAAAGTTAGTAGACGACAAAACAGGTGAAATAAAAGTAATGAACGATATAACTATAGGAAAATATGACGTTATAGTTGTAGCAGGTTCTACATTACCTTCTAACAGATATGCTGAATTAGAATTTTACATGGATGCATATCAGAAAGGTATAATTGACAGACAAGAAGTTCTTAAGAAAACAGAAGTATTTGACATGGAAGGTGTCATGCAAAGAACTGATATGATACAACAGTTGCAACAACAGTTGCAGGGAGCTCAAGAGCAAATTAAACAATTAAAAGGTGATTTGCAAACGAGAGACCGTGAATCTGTTAATCTTAGAAAGAAAGTTGAAGTTGAGAAATTTAAAGGAGACCTCGATAAAGTAAGCAATAAAGCAGATGCTGCGGGCACTCTCTATGAAAAAAGACTCGATGACAGCTTAGCCACTATTAAATCTCAAATAAGGGATTCGATTAAAAAAGACAGCTCTACTCCCTCTGGTGGTAAAGGGACAGCTAATAGGAGAAAGAAATAATGACACAAGATAACAATATACAACAAGATACCCCTCAAGAAACTAAGACTGAGTATACTTCTTTAGAAGAAGCAGTTTTTGGTGCAGAGGGCTCTCAAGATAGTGTTTCAAGTGCTTTTACTGACGGCAGTGCTGAAAAAGCTCCTGAACAAGGACAACCTCAAGTAAGCAATGAAGGAAATGTACAACAAACGACTAACAATGATGATACTAGATATCAGTATTGGCAATCTCAAGCAGATAAATATAAAAATGAGTTAGAGGCTATGAAACAGCAAGCTCAACAGCAACCTGTTCAGCAACCTGTTCAACAGCCTGTTGCTCAAAACCCTGTTCAAGAGCAAAGTCAAGAGGCATTTCCTCCTCCGCCTGATAAACCATCAAGACCTAGAACTTTTAGTAGAGAAGAAGCTTATGCTGACCCTCAAAGTGAAAGTGCTAGATATCTTGACGAATTAGAGACATGGCGTGATGACATGGGACAATACAATTCATTAAAATCTGAATATCAGACTGCAATAATTGAAGATAAATTTAACCAAATGGAAAAGCAAAGGCAAGACAATATTAAAAGAGCTCAGGCTCAACAAGCTCAAGCCCAGCAAGTCCAAGAAGTTAAAAGTCAATTAATGGGGCATTATGGTATGCAAGAAAATGAAGCGTCTGATTTTATGCAAAAAATGTCTGACCCTAATTCAATAACTATCGATAATCTTGTCCAGTTGTATAGATTGCAAGGAAGTGCTAATACTCAGCAACCAGCGCAAAATACACCTGAACCTAGTCAAGCTTTTACTCAAACTCAAAATGCTCAGCAAGTACCATCTCCTATGGGGGTGATGCCTTCTGGTAATACTAATGTTGACAGTAGAAACCTTGAAGATAAGATTATGGACACAATGATAGGGAATTTTAATAGTAAAAACCCTTGGAAGTAATTTTAATTTAACCGCTCTACTCGAAGGCCTACCAAGGCAGCTGAGAGAGGGCATAATAAGGATGGAATCGAATGGGAACATTTTATTCAGGTCAAGCTGGTAATGACGTTCAAGGTGTCGATATTAACGATACTAGACGAAAGTTTAATTTCGGCGAACGTGTTGCAGAGCTTGCTCCAGTACAAAGTCCATTCTTCGTATATTTATCGAAGGTGGCAAAAAAAGCTACTAATGACCCTGTGTTCAAATTTCTTGAGCAAAGACATCAGTGGCAAAGACGTAATTTTGAAGTTAGTACTTCTGTAACTTGGACATTTGAAGCAGGTCCTACTATTGCTGATGCAGATTCAGACAATCTTGTAATAGATTGCGGATATGACCAGTATGGTAAAATTCAAGCAAATAATGCTTGTCATTTTCTTGTTCCAGGTGCAGTTATTGCAATGAAAGCAGATGATGGTAACGTTTATAGATTTAGAATCACATCTGGCGCTACTATTGCTCATTCTGGTACTGATGGTACTAATGGTGTAACAACTGTTACCGTTACAGGTGGCGGTGATGAGATTGTACCTTTAGATACACCAACATCAGGGACTTTGACTTTTAGTGCAAATAATAAAGGTACTGTAGTTGGTAGTGCATGGGCTGAAGGAACTGATAGTCCTACTGGTTGGGAAGACAAATTATATGACAGAGAAGGATACTGTCAAATCTTCAAAACTGGTATGAACATCTTTTCTGGAACTGCTATGGCTACTGAATACAGAGGTATTGCTAATGAATTTCAAAGAATTTGGCAAGATAAACTAATGGAACATAAGATGGATATAGAACAAGCTATGTTATTTGGATATGGTGGTTCTTCTAATGAGCAAGGAACTTCAGCTCCTTTAAGAACATCATGGGGTATTTTACCTTACACAAGTACATATGGCAAAGTATATAACATGTCTTATTCTTCATCAGGTTATGATGCTTTCTTAGATGCAATGGAAGATTTCTTTGCTCCTGAGTCTGGTAATAGTGGTAATAAACTAGTTCTAGCTTCTAGAAAAGTTATTACTTACTTAAACAAACTTGGAAGTGGTAGCTTCTTAAATAATTCTGTAGGTTCTTCTCAATATAGACTTGATGTAGAAACTATTCCAGGAGCCTTTGGGCACTCAGTAACAATGGTAAATACTATTTTTGGTAATTTACACTTTGTTCAAGAGCCTTTATTAAGAGGTCCTTGGGAAGATTACTGCGTTGCAGTTGACATGAAGAATGTAGCTTATAGACCACTAGTGGGTAATGGTGTTAGTCGAGACACCTTCATTGAAACTAACGTACAAGACAACGGCGTTGATGGTAGGCAAGACCAAATCATCACTGAAGCTGGCTTGGAAATTAGTGTTCCTGAAACTCACGCAATTCTTAAGTTTTCTTAAGTTAGGAGGATAAATACATGGCAGTAATAGGCATAGATAATGGTGCTATAACTGAAGGAACTAGTCATCCTAATGATAGTGCTTACGGAAAATGGCTTGAAGTTGATGAAGGTGGAGTTATGTACTTAACTACAGACACTATTGACCCTTCTGATACTGATGCTGAGGTTGTTAGTCCAGGTATTGCTGGTGCTTTAGTTAATGGCAAAAAAATTGTTGTTGGCTTTAATACTACAACAGCTGGTGCTAATGTTACATCTGACTTTCATATTGATGGTTCTATAGATGGTAAAAACTGGGTAATGATTGGTTCATCTCTTGATGACGATATCGAACCAGATACTACAGGCGTTCAACTTTATACAGTTGATTTGTCTGACTATACATTACCATGGTATAGATTGTCATTTAATGATGGAAATGATGATGTTACTACTTGGCAAGGTGTTTTGTTTGTAGGTGGTTTAGCAGAGAATGCAAACGTTGGTATGGATAATATTGGCGGTGTAGGAGTTGACCCATCATAGTGGTTAGTTTAACAATCGTAGGGGGAGCTTCGGCTCCCTCTACACAAATTTAAGGAATAAAAATGAGTAATACAGTTGCAAATACATGGACTAAAGGAAATAAAGTTACTGCAGTAGGAACAGCAGTTAATCCTTTTAATACTAGAAGTATTGTTATGCAGTGGAATCAGCCTGTAGATGATAGCAATAATGATGAAATAGTAAGTCCTATAATAGATATTCCATTAAATAAAGCAAAGAATTTAATGATATGCTGCAATACTCAAGCTCTTAATTGGGGTAGTGCAGCTATAGATATTGTCATATATGGTTCTTCTACGAACAGTTCAACTCTTTCGCATTGGAAAAAATTATATGAACCTAGTAGTTTAACAGCTGCTACTATAAGAGCAATGGAAGATGTAGTAATATATGATTTAGAAGCAAAAGGAGTTATGCCATATATGAAAATAGGAGTTACTCCTGCATCTGATATAGGCGCTAGAGATATAGGTTTTACTATTTTTACAACTGAGCATTAAAATTTTAAGAAAGGAGACCAAGTAATGGCTTGGGATAATAAACACGTAACAACAAATAGCAACGGAGGGCAAGATTTTAAACTTGGATATTTATCTGAGACTATCACACTTGGTGATGCTACAACTGACGCTTCAACTAGTCATATACCGTATCCTATAAAATCAGATGCTACTATATTAGCAGTCTTTAGTGCAGATTTAGCTGCTGATACTTATGTTCAAGTTGAGCATAGCATAGATGGTTCTACATGGATAAAGCAAGGTGAGTTTGAAGAAGATGCTAGTGTTGACCATGATGATATAAGTAAAAATATGGCTAAAATAGCAGCTTTAGATATAAGTATTATGGCAAGCTTAGACACAGGGGCTATGATGCTCTATGATATTGATTCACATGGAAAAGGAACTTACAGTAGAATTACAGTTAAAGCAAACGGGCAAGATGAAAGTTCAAAAACTTGTACGTTTTACATAATACCGCATTTTTAATAAGGAGAAAGAATGGCAAAGACAGAAAGAATATACGTAGATTTATCTACTGTAGGCGCAGCGCCTAGTAAAAAAGCTGTCAAATCAGGACCAGGAATGGGAAAATCAAAATCTCTTAAAGGGACTAAGATAAAACCAAATAAGGCTAAAACGTATAAAAACCCTACCCCTGTTCAAAAGCCTGGTAAACCTGGCAAAAAAGGTAAAAAATAATGGCTAAGAAATTAGCAAATGTATTTTCATCTAGTATCGGGAATCCTTGGCATGGTCAAGTAAAACCTGATGCTAGAAGGAAATTAAATCTAAAGAAAAAAGTTAAAAAATAATGCTTGGCATTCTAGGAGGATTAACTGGAGGAATGGGAGGTCTAGGTGGCAGGATTGGAAGAGGACTACTAGGAGTAACAGGTCATGCCATTGGAAATCTTGGTAGAGGAATTTTAGGCCCTCAATTTGGAAACTTTGGAAGTAATACAAATGCATCTGGTATTCAAGGTACAGGTTTGTTAAAGGGCATGGGAGGAAGACATTTAGGTGGGCTTCTTGGTTTATATGGTGTTAGTAGAATGTTAAGGAGATAATAATGGCTGATGGCGGAACAATAACACAAAGGATTACCGATTTAATAGGAAGTGAGCATACTACTACTGCTGCTTATTCTGGAGATTTAATAAATGCTGCTATTAACGAAATAGCAGATATGTTATCAGATAATTTACTGCTAAAGTATTCACCTGCTCCTTTGTCTTATACTAGTGGCTCAGGTCAAAGCGTTACTAATAAAAAAGTATTGCAAGTAACTAGAGTAGATGCTGATAGTAGTGGGATTGAAAGAATTTGCAGAGAAGTAGATAGAGATGGTTGGAGCAAAGGAAGAGATACTAATAGTATATATTTAGCTACTAATTTTAGTCCTATCTGTCATGTAGATGTAGATGGAGTAGCTGGAAATTTATTAATCTTTCCACTTTGTAATGCCAGTGGTCAAACAGGTAATGTATGGTATTTCCCATATATTGCTGATGGTACTGATACAACTGCAATGACAGCAGCTTTACTTGAATCTTCTTATTATTTACCTAGTCAATTAATTCATGCTGTTGCTTTAAAGGCTTCTATGAATATTTTACTAGCTTATATAAGTGAGCAAGTTCAAGAAGAGGAAGATATTGAAATAATGCAAATGATTCAAAACCAATTACAATTACTAGAAAAGTCTTTTATAACAGAAATGCAAAGATATACAAGTAAAGATGATTCAGGAGGAGAATAATGAAGTTAAAAGAAATGATTGAAAAAGTACAACAACATCATCCTCATTTAGGAGAAACAGAAATTGTCAAACTTCTAAACAGAACAAAAGATATTTTTTGCGAAGATACTGGTATTTACAAAAAGACTGATGCTACTATAGATACTGTTGCAGACCAAAGATGGTATGATATTCCTAGTGGTTTGATAAAAATAGAAGAAGTTTATTTTGATGATGTTAAAATCCCTAGATTGCAAGGCAATCCTAGAATAAATGATGAAAGTTAATTATGGCAAGTAAAAAAGAATATTTTTATTTTATAGATACTCACTCTGCAGGTGAAAAAATAGCGATTGTAGAAAAAGCTACAAGCGTAGTAAGTAAAAACGGATGGACATCTGATTATAAAACAGTGCAAACATCAGGTACTAATATATTAAAAATAAGAGGAGCTTTCATTGATGATGATTTAGTTGCTGGAACTTTAACTGGAGAATATACAAATATTCCTAGCAGGTTTCATGATGCTCTTGTTTTAAATGTTATATCACTTGGTTATTTAGACCCTAGAAATTTAGAGTTACAAAAAGCTGAATTGTTTGGTCGAGCTTATGATGCTGAAATGAAAAGAGCTAAAAAGTTTGCTAGAAGGAATTATGTTTCTACTGGTAGAATAGTGCCTCAGGATTTTTAATGAAGTTAGGTGACTTATTATTATTAAAAGGTTATATTAATAAAAAGCAATTAACGTCTGCTTTGAGTAAACAAGCTGAAGAAGCTATTACATATAATAGGTCAGTACCATTAGGAAAAGTTTTAATAGAAGAAGGTCATGTAACTGTAGATGAAGTAGCAGAAGCATTAAACGACCAACAACAAGAAATAAGTAAAGAAGTTAAAAAGAAAGAGACAAAAGTTATGGCTACAGAAATAGGTGAAGACAGTAAGTTTACATTTGACTTAAAATTTATGGTTACGATAGGAGCTGTTATAGTATCAGCTTGTGCTACATATTTTAGTATACAAGGCTCTATAGATGAATTAAAATCTAATAATAGTCCTAATAGATTAGAATATGACTATCTTAAAGGTGAAGTAGATAATATAAAAGCTA